CCGGACTGGTGCCGGGGCGCAAACGTCCGCGGGAATTGATCGAGCGCGCCGCCGACTTCATCGCCGGCATCGGGGCTGCATCGCGGCTCGGTGGCACGAATTACGGCAGCATGTGCGAGAAGGCCGCCAACTTCGCACACAGCTCGGTCCGGTGCGGAAAGTGCGACGGGTTTGGGTTCCTAGGCTTCAGTCGCGAGAAGCTGGACCAGCGCGCGCGGCAGATAGCCGACGAGCACAATCCGGAACGACGCGAAGCGCTGCGACAGAAGTGGAACCGCGACTCAACGTGTCCGTGCTGCCGAGGCACCGGTTACCTGACCGGAGCGACCGTGCGCACGCTGATGGACAGCACATGGACAACTGTGCACTGTCCGTCGTGCCGCTCGAGCGGGAAGCGCAGGCGGCGGAGCGAGCATGACGTGGAGCTCGCTGCGCTGCTCGGGCTCGACATCGACACCTGTGTGCGATGCCACGGTCGGGGCTACCTGGTACCTGTGACGGTTCGCGAAACAGGCTCGAGCAAGCACGGACGGATGCCGCCGGGTTCCACCGACACCGGCGATGACGTCGTGGTGCGTCCGCACGAACCAACAACGGGTTGGGCCGACGACGAGGCGATCGTCGAGCTGGCCCAGATGTCGCGGCTCATGGATCGATTGCGCGGATCGGATCCAACCGCAGCTGCGGTGCTCGATCTGTACTACGGCGTCGACGGCGACCGATACGGGCCGCACCGTTGGGGACGAGCCTTCGCAATTTGGCCGCTGACGCACGCCGGGAAACAGATGGCCGGATACTCGGCGAAGGCCAGCGGGTTCAACCTGCGACCGATCGAACGCATCGCGAACGAACGCAATCGAAGTGAGCTTGCGGCGGTACCGGATCTGCGTCTGCGGTCGGTGCTGGCGCGCGCGGACCGGGAGGCTCGAGCGCTGCTCAACCGGGCGCATCGTGCGCTCAGGGAGGCGGCGCTGTGAATCGCCTGCCCCCCTACATCCGTGCCGGCATCGTGGGCGAGGCGTGCGGGATGACCACTCGACAAGCCAAGGCGATGCTCCAAAGGGCCGGGATCGGCGAGCTCATGGGTGGCTGCTGGGTGGTCGGTGAGAGCCGCCTCCGAGAGCGCCTGCCCGAAGTCTACGACCGCGTTTTTGAGCACGTCTGCCTACATACCGAAACCGACGCGAATCAGCCGGAGCCGACCTGAATCGACGCATACGCTCCCGCTGATCCAATTGTAGGGGTTGCGCACGCGGTGTCAGTCCACCCCGCTCCGAGGCGAGCCGAGACGCACCGTGCGCCAGACGCCTCCCGAGCCGCACCGGCACACCGCGCCCAGTCACCCTCTGCCGACCCGTGACCGTCACCCGACCGACCGCCCACACGCTCCAGCAACGCGAGGCCGAAGCAGCCCGCGATCAGCGAGACGAACGCGCCCGCGGCGCCGAGGCCGTCCGAGAGCTGAACGGGTCGACACGCCGCCAGATCGCCGAGGTCTGGTGGGAGGAGACGCGGCGGAAGGCGTAGAGTAGAGCGGACCCAACATGACCGAGACCCTGGTAACTGACCTGCCCAGATACAGCGCACTTGCACGCAAACTGCTGCCGGATTGGGAGCCTGGCACTCACACCGTCCCGCTGGGAGAGATTGAACGCTACAACCGAGACGGTGGCGCGCTCATGGTGACCGGTTACTGTCTGGTTGCTCCTGGGTGGACGCCGTATGCAGGGGACATGGTGTGGGTTGAAATCGATCGCTCGATGACCGAGCAGCAAGTGCGAGAAGCGTGTGAGCAGGCCAAGTGCCGTCGGCTCATGGCAACCAACCGATTCAGCAGCCCGGATGCCCCCCACCGGGCCTGAACGGCTCCCCGCGCGCCAGGACGCCTCATTCGCATGGTGCGGACGAAGCGCGGGCTAATCGAATCCGTGGCAATCACGCCGCGGGCAACATAGCGCGAAAGCGTTCCCACAGGCGTCGCCGGCCTGACAGCAAAGGGCGTGAACGGGAGCACGATGGCGCGAGGAGAAAGAACCTCGGAGGCGCTAGAGCTCCAATTCCGAGAGAAGTACCTCGAGATCGGAGTCGTGAAACGAGCCGCAGAGGCGGTCGGCATTCCGGTTCGCACTGGCTACGAACTAGCGGAACGAGCCGAAGCGGATCCAGAGTTCGCGCGTGCTCGCGACTACATACGCTCGCGCGTGGGACCAGAGGTCGAAAAGACCCTGCTCGAGTTCGTCGAAGCGGTTCGGCCGCGCGTACTCGAGCCGGATCCGACGCCGCAAGAGCTCGCCAAGATCGCCGTCGACAACGACCTGAAAAGCTTTCACTGGCAGAATCCGAAGCCGGCCTACATTCAGGCGCTCGTCGCGTTCTACAAGACGCTTGCTGGCTTGGCTAAAACGGAACAGACGCCGCAGGCTGGCCCAGCTGTCGTCATCAATCTGACCGGAGAGGCGGAAGTCACCGAGGCGAAACAAGAGCCGCCACGCGATGGCTCTTAGCTTCGACCTTGACGTCTACCAATCTCGCGCGTTCCGGCTCGTTCGGCCCGGGTACGTCGTCACGCTTCCGTGGGGAAGAGGATCTGGTAAAACATTCCTCGCTCGAGCGCTGATTCACACAGGCGCGCTATCGAGCCCTGGTGAGAATATTGGCCTGATCCTGCCATCGCTGAAACAGGCGCGACAGATCTTCTGGCCATCGCTGCTGGCGGACTTCGAGGGTCCGCTTCGTGGCGCGCTGAACGGGCCGCCAAACCGTACGCTACTCGAGGCAACGTACACGAACGGGGCGCGACTCACGACGTGGGGAACAGAGAACGCTGGCAGTATTCGCGGTCAGCGCTTCAAGCGCATTCTCCAGGACGAGACCGATTTGATCGATCCGTCTACCGAGCACGCGATCATCACGCCCACGTTCAGCCGCGCAGGTATCAACGCCGAGCACATCAAATTCGGCACGCCGCTGCGCGGTCGTTACGGTTCGCTGCACGACACGTTTGCGCTGGCCGAACAGGGCGTCGAGGGATACGCCGGCTTCAAGCTCAAGAGCGAGGACAGCCCACAAGTCGATCAAAAGTGGCTCGAGCGGATCCGACTGACGACTCCTCCGGAAATCTTCCGACGAGAGTATGAGTGCGATTTCGATTCGGGCGAGGGGCGTGTCTACGACCTGTTCGAGCAGGCCTTTCACGTCCGTGAACCGGATCCGCGAGCGCACTGGTCGGAAATCGTTGTTGGGGTCGATTGGGGCTACGCTCACCCGGGAGCAATGATCGTCTTCGGCATCCTTGGCAAAGGTGAGGATGCTCAGTGTCACATCATCCGCGAGTACTACGAGCGTGGGAAGGTGCTCGACTGGTGGCTCGATTGCGGGCGCGAGATTCGTAAGGATTTCCAGAGCGCCCGGTTTTTCTGCGACCCATCACGGCCGAGCGACATCGAAGCTTTGAATCGCGCCGTCGGTAAGGTCGAAAAGGGCGACAACAAGGTTGAGCAGGGTGTCTCGCGTGTCGCGACCATGCTGCTCAGACAAGGCGCTCCGCCAGACGAATGGGCACGGCTCTACGTGAGCCCCAATTGCCCGAACGTCATTCGCGAGTTTCTGACGTATCGGCGTCGCAAAGATCCGAAGGTAGAAGACCAGTATTTGGACGAAGTCGAAAAGCGGGATGACGACGCGATGGACGCTGTGCGCTACGCACTGTTCGGTCGCTTCGGAGAGCCACCGCGAATTCGTCTCGCCTGGACCGGCAAGGGCTTCGGATGAACCAGGAGATCCTCTACGTAGACCGCGCCGCGCGCATTCTGGAGGCGAACCTTACTCCGCGGTACCGCGAGCTGAACAAGCTCCAGGCATACGTCGCGGGGACGCAGTACGAGGGCAAGCCGCACTGGCTGACCGAGGACGATGTCCCGCTACTCGAGCGCGCACCGTGCGTGATCGAGCCGGTCGCCGAGAACGCGATCGAGTCGTTCGTAGACTTGATTTTCGGCGAGGAACACTTCCCCGCCATCTCGAGCGCCCCGGATGAGAATGACGAGGCGTTCGATCCGCGCTTCGGTCTTGATGAGGACGACAGCAAGGTCGTCGACCGCTTCCTGCAGCACATCGCCAAGCAGTGCGAGCTCCAGGAGGTGAGCCGACACGCCCTGGCTCGTGCCATGGGTGAACGCAGCGTCGCGGCAATCGTCTGCGTGCGTGACGGAAAGCTCGCGATCGATCTGGAGCACAGCAAGTGCTGTGTGCCGACGTTCGACGAGAAGCGTCCCGCATTGCTCCGTTCGCTCGAGATTCGCTACCCCTACACCGAGCGCTACTTCGACGACGCGCATAAGCGTTGGGCGATGCGCTGCATGCTGTACCGGCGCGTGATCGACGAGCGTGCGGATACCACGTTCGAGCCAATCGAGGCGCACGAGAGCGGAGAAGAGCCAGGCGCTGGCGAGTGGAGAATCAAAACCGAGGTCGTCCACAACTTCGGTTTCTGCCCGGTCGTCTGGTGGCAGTACCGCAAGCGCGAGGCGTCGCAGCAGACTGGTCCGGATGGCGTCGCGATCCATGAGCGCCTGCTCGACGAGATCGACGCGCTCAATCGTTCACATTCGCAACGGCACCGTGCATCGCTGAGTTGCGGCGATCCGCAGACCGTCGAGACGGGCGTCGATGATGACGTGACCCCGGCTCCTGCGGGACGGCTGCCGAATCCGATGAAGTCGTATCCCGGAGAGAGTCCGGCGGTGCGCGAAGCGAACGCACGTTGGCAGACCGGCCAGGCTGGCAACGTCAACGTCCGTCGCAAGGGCCCCGGTATCGTTTGGCGCTATCCGAGCAAGGATAGCAAGGTCGAGTATCTCACGCTCGATCCCGAGGCGCTCAAGGTCATTGACGACGAAATCTCGCGCCTGCACCAGCTGCTCAGCGAGGCCATGAGCTGGGTTCGCGCAGATCCGACTACCATAGCTGGTGAGTCCAAGCGCGGCGTGTCGCTCAGCCAAGTAAGCGGCAAGGCGCTCGCGTGGATGTACAAGCGCCAGACCATGCAGTGCGACTCGATTCGCTCTGATGCGTGGTCGAACTGGATTTCGCCGATCGTCAACCTGCTGTTCCGTGTGGCACTTGCGTACGCCGCCGACAAGGCACGAGGCGCACTGTACCTGCCCGGTCTGGACAAGGCCGCAGCCATCCTGAAACGCTTCGTTCAACCGGTGAGTGCCGGGCGCAACGAGCAAGGTGTCGACGTCACCGCGGACACGTGGTTCTCGCCGATGCTCAACCCGAGCTGGCCGCCGTACTTCGCGCCGACCGAAGAGGACCAGGCGCGCGTCTCGAAGCAAGCGATCGACGACCACGAAGCCGGCCTGATCACCAAGCGCACTGCGGTAAAGCGAATCGCCGAGTTCTACGACGACATCGAGAACGTCGATCAGTACATCGAAAGCCTAGAAGAAGAGGCGCGTGAGAACATGGCGCGGGCTCACGAGATGGGTCTCGGGAACGAATCGGACGGCGACGAGCAAGATGGCGACGAAGCTGACGATCCCGGAGGAGTTGGAACAGGAGCGGGAGAAAACGCGCCGCCGAAACGAAAAGGCGGCCGCGGCGCTCGTCCTGCTTCTGGCGACCAGGCGCAAGCGACTGCTAGCTGACCAGCGCACGCCACCATTTCTGCTCGGCCAAGCGCTGATCCAATCGGTTGGCGAGACGCTCTATCAAGGG